CAGATGATGGATAAGGCTATCCCTGCTGGTGCTTCGGCTGCTGGCAAGATGGCGAACGAGAACCCTGAACAACTTCAAGCGATGGCGGGAGCCATGCAACAAGGTATGCAACAATAATATTATGCCACGTACAGAAAAACAACGAAGCCGAGCGAGGAAGATGCTCAAGATTCAACAGAAGGGAGCACGAGCCGAGGGTAAGGTACATGCTGCAGCCCTTAAAAAAGTGGGCCGTCAAAAGACTGCGGCGACAGCCATTAGTATTGCTGGTGCGATCCCTCCTGTCGGACGAGCCATGAAGGCTGGAGTAGCAGGAATTAAGGGCGCTTATGCTGCTGGAAAATCGATACTGACCCGCGCTGCCCGTGGACATGCGAAGAATCAAGCGCGACTTGCCAAGAAAGATGCCACAAAGAAAGCGGTTCGCGCTGCCTTCCAGAAAAAGAAGACTGCTTCGGATGCTCACACTAAGGCTGACCGTAAGAGCCTAGGGATTAAGCCGGGGAACAAGAACAGAAAGAAATCTTCACCGGCCAATGAGATCAAAGGGGCTAAGTTCCCTGAACATGCAAAGAAACGACTGATGAAGAAGGTGGAAGAAGTTTTCGGGGACTACAAGTCAGCTGCTGCTCGCTCTCACAGCAGGGTTAAGGGATCAGAAAAGCGTCCTCCGATGAGTGCAAAACCGAAACAAAAGAATTCTAGTAGTAGAAGATACGACACCAAGGGTAGAGAGTATTAGTAAATAAAAATAATATGGTAGACCGAGTAACAATGGGTGCGGAAGAGACCCCACCCGATGATCCGTCTCTAGAGGTAATGGAATCTGAAGAGAATCCAATGCCTATAGAGGAAACAGAGGAACCTCAAGAGGAGAGGGCCGAACGACCAGAGTGGTTACACGATAAGTTTGACTCACCTGAAGCTCTAGCTTCTGCATATGATCAGCTGGAAAAGAAGATGTCTTCTGGCCGTGCAGAGGCTGAAGGGCTCTTAACTTCTGAAGAGTTTGATCAGTACAACGATGAATATAATGAGCAGGGGGGACTGCAAGATGCCACGTATGAAGCTCTAGAAAAGAAGGGTATCTCTAGAGACCTTGTTGACAGCTATATTCAAGGGCAGAACAGCCTGAATGAGGCCCACCAGAATGGGCTTCTTAATATTGTAGGCGGTGACGATAACTATGATGCCATGACCGAGTGGGCTTCTGAGAATGTAGACCCATCTGAACTTGATGCCTACAACGATGCCATCACAGGGGATATCAACGCCGCAAGCCTAGCTATTAAGGGGTTATGGTCTCAGTACCGAGCCGCTACGGGTGAATCTTCTACACCTACTTTAGTTCAAGGGGGTAAGACCCCTACTGTAGGAGGCTATGGGTCTACCTATGAGATGCAGCAGGATATGAAAGACCCTCGCTACAAAGCAGGCGACAGAAATTGGCATGCTCACGTAGAGAAACGACTGAGTATGACGAGCGGAGAAGTAATATAATATGAAAAAACTAATACTAATCATTGGTGTAGCGTTGTTCGCAACGACTGCAAGTGCGAACGGTAAGAAACCGAGTGCCTTTGGAGCGAGCCTTAAGCCCTCCCCTAACGTAACGCTTTTTGGTCAAAAAATTTCTTGGCCAATTCCCTCTCTTTGTTTGGGAGCTAAGGCAGGGGTAACCCCAGATGCCAGCGTTTCGTCGGATGGAGTCAGGTTAAAGATTCCATATCTCTCGTTGGAACTTCCGTTTCCTTCACTTTTCTTAGGAACCAAGACCAACAAGGTACATCTTAAGCTTGGTGAAATCAGCAGAAGCAAACAGGAATAGATATGCCCAAGACTAAATTGAGTGTGCCGGTGGAGAACGAAACGGTTAAGAAACCGGGATATAAATCCACCGAGTTCTACATGAGCATGGCTGCTGTAGTCCTTGGAGCCGTTGCTTCCTCTGGAATACTGGATGAAAGCGATGGTTTGACTAAGGTTGTTGGCCTAATCATGGCTGCTCTTGTTGCCCTTGGCTACACAGGCTCTCGATTGACCCTCAAGAAACTGGACGCAGCTAATGGCAGCAGCACTAATAGCAATTCTTAGAGAGATACTAAGTTTACTATGGAATGAAGCTGCTAAACCCGTTAAAGCAACGGTTGCTCCTGCTGTCCCTCGCAAGTTGCGTGACGCTTGGAAGCAGCGGATGCTTGACAAGTGGGAAAAGAGTAGTCTTCATTCCAACAAGTGACACGTTGGTTCGTTTAGGGCCAAAGGTCACAGGCCGTGTGTACTACTGGAATGGTACTGAGTGGGAACTCTCTAAAAACAGAGTCACTCTACCTGAAGGTTGGTTAGCGGGGCCGTTAGATTTGCCCGAAGGGGAAGCCGAATAGCCTGTTACGACAGACAACTTGGACGCAAATCCGAAGGGATTGGTGAGACCATAGTGAGTGCTATGGTCGTTTAGTTGTTTAGAAATATTAATAAGATAAAATATTATGGCAGGATATGCAGATAATCTATTCGGCAGCGGAACAGCTGGCCGCGTAGGCGCAAACCAAGGTGCAAACGACTCAACCGCTCTCTTCTTAAAGAAGTTTGCCGGTGAGGTAATGACGGTCTTCGATGAGAAGAATATAATGAAACCCCTTCATACGATCCGAACGATCACGAAGGGTAAATCAGCACAGTTCCCCATCATAGGGACAGCCAAAGCTGGTTACTACAGCCCCGGTCAGGACATTCTGACTGCGACAGTTGGTAACGGTACTGGTGAAGGCGGCGGTCTGAACAAGATGACTCAGACTGAAACGATGATCCACATTGATAAGGTGCTCATGAGCTCTACGTTCATAGCAGCTGTCGATGAATTGGTGAGTCACTTCGACGTTCGTGCTCCGTACACTCATCAACTTGGTGAAGCCTTGGCTAACCAGTTTGATAAGAACGTACTGCAAGTTGCCATGAAAACTGGCGCAAAGCAGAGTGTTAAACTACCTACGAACAAGGCAACAGGTGATACGACAGGGTTGATTCCTGCTCCTGCTTGGATTGAAGGGCAGACGAAGAAGGGTTCCGTTGTGTACTCAATGAAGTCTGCTGGTGTAACGGTTGGAACCGATGCGGAAACCCTAGCTAACCTCACGTATGATGCCGTGAACACGGCGTACGCTGGGCCAGCTACTGGGTCTGCTAAAGGTAAACTCAAGGCTGATCCAAAGGCATCTTACCTCCGCAAGGCTCTCTTTGAGTCGGCACGGATATTGGATGAGAAGGATGTTCCTTCGAGTGATCGCTATGCGATTGTCACCCCTGCGATGTATTACGAGTTGATTAACAACTCTGAGAATACTGACGTAGTGAACTCCATCATCAACAGAGATGTCGGTGGTGTGGGCTCTGTCTCGTCAGGGTCGCTGGGTCAGGTAGCCGGGATCAACATCTTGGTGAGTAACCATCTGCCAGACGGTATACGTACTGGCGAGGAGAACAGGTGGACATCACAGGCTGATTACAATAACTACGCCTTAAACTACAGCGATGTAGCAGGCATAGTGTTCCAGAAGGGCGGCTTTGCTACCCTGAAGCTGATGGACTTGACAGTTGAGTCAGAGTATCTGATCAATCGTCAAGGTAACCTGTTTGTATCCAAGTACAGCATGGGTCACGGTGCATTGCGCCCTGAGTCTGTTGTTGTGTGGTCTGACGAACAGCAACCCGGTCAGTAATAGTTAATCAAGGGGAGCCCTCCGCTGGTAACAGCCCATTGTATGGGTGTGGAGGGTTTCCCCTATTTTTTATATCATTATGGCAACATACGGAAAATTCACCGGGAAGCTAGAGGCCGTCAACCAGATGCTCTCGTCTATAGGTGCGTCTAGGGTTAACCAACTAGCGACAGCAGGCGAAGCGAATGATGCCCAAAAAATTTTAGAGGAAGTAGACAAAGCTGTTCAGTCTGAAGGCTGGCATTTCAACAAATTTTATAAAGTTAAGCTCTATCGTGGTATGGAGGAGCTAACGGGTGTCACCGTTAGTGGAACCACGGTAACTACAGTCACCCCCCACTACCTTCTCAAAGGTGAGACTGTAAAGGTGGGGACTACGGAAACTACAGTAGCCTCTATTACAGGCACAACTGGTAAGATTTTTGAGGCAGCTGCTGCTCCAGCAGGAGGCTCCCCAACTACACTCACCTATACGAAACGTGTCGGCACACCTCAGACTGCTCTTGGTGTAGACTTTAGTTCCCTCGTGACCTCGTCGAACCTAGGTACGGCTGACCCTATTGTTAGGGGCCGCTTTATCTATGACAAGAAGGGGAACACCTACGAGTTTTCTGACGATGTGGAAGCAGTTATTATTTATCAAATCCCATTCGAGCAGGAGGAGGCAGGCGGGGAGGCTCTCCCTGAATATGCTCGTCGCTTCATCACAATGAAGGCAGCAAGGTTGTTTGCTCAACGCCACGTAGGTGACACGCAGTTGGTGCAGATGATACAGATGGACGAGCGTGAGGCGTGGATACAGTTTCTAGCTGCCGAGG